AAACACGCTTGAACTACAATCAGACCGCTTTAACCTTTGCCCCTAGCGGTGATGATTCGCCGCCGATTAAAGACGATAGAATTATTCTTGTAAGCATAGACGGAAACGGAAAGTTTGCCGCCGTTGGTGTTTTGACAGCTTCACAGGGAGCAAAGCCAGGCGAAAAGATTTTGTATTCAAGAAATGAAGACGGCGAAGTGCAGGCGGTTTTATCGCTTTTGAACGACGGCAAAGTAAAACTTGAAACGCCGGAAGAAGTGAGCGTTACAACTGAAAAAAGCATAAAGGTTGAATCAAAAGAAAATGTTGAGGTAAAAGCGACATCAAAAATGAAGCTGGAAGCACAGGAAACAGAGCTTACAGGCGAAAAAAGCATAAAGGTCGAATCAAAAGAAAATATTGAGGTTAAAGCGACTTCAAAAATGAAGCTGGAAGCGCAGGAAACAGAACTTACAGGCGGAATGCTTAAATGCAAGGGAACTGCAACACCTAGCGGAAAAGGCCCTTTCTGTGCAATTCCAGTTTGTCCTTTTTCTGGTGCGGCGCAATGCGGAACGGATGTAAGCGAAACATAAGGGGATTTTATGGCATTAGACGGGAACAAAACAGGAAGCGCGGTTTACAACTTGATAAAAGCAACGAATGTTTCAGACGAAGCAAGCTGTGAAAAACTGTGGCAGAAAATTGTGTCAAAGATTTTTGATGACATAAAAAGCGATGCGGAAATTACAGTGCCTAGCGGCAGCGTAATTATTGAGGTTGCAGGAAAGGCAACGGGAACAAAGAACCCTGCGCCAATTCAAAACGGGATTCAATAATGGAACTGAACAAAACAGAATTTGCCGGAGATGTACTTTTAAGCGGTGCGGATGGCATGGGAAATATTGTCATTGAAGACGGGCTTGTGAAAGATTGCCGCAATTTTTCAACGGCGGTTTATTTGTCTTTATTTGGTGGAAACGCAAGAGACAGCGCAGGGCGTGAAAATGAAACCTGGTGGGGCAATCTTATTCCAGGAACAAAGAAAAATGAAAAGCTAGTTTCTTCTTTTTATGCGATTGTAAACGGCTTGCCGCTTAATTCAAACAACATAAAAAAGGCGGTAGCAGCTGCAAAAGATGATTTAGGTTGGATGCTTGAAGAAGGAATTGCAGATGAAATTGAGACTGCAATTTTTGCAACAAACGCAAAAAAAGTGGAACTTACAGTTCATATAACAAAGAACGGCGCAGACGTTCTAAAAGATACATACAGCTTTCAATGGCAGGGGGTAATAGATGGCTTACGAGAATAAAACTGTTGATTATGTTTATAACTTAATACTTACTTCCTTGCAGGAAAAGTTTAATAACAGGCTTAGACTTTTGCCAAAAGCATTTCTTGTTGTGCTTGCAAAAGTTTTGTCTGCTATTTATATAATTCCATTTAAATTGTGCGGATGGTTTTTGCTTCAGATTTTCCCGGACACTGCAAGCTATAGCAAAGTGAATGTTTTAGGGCATACAATACGCCCTCTGGTTAAACTTGGCGATCAGTTCGGAGTTCAACGCCCGATGGAAGGCAAGGCTTGGCAGGGCGTTATAATTGTAAAAAGACTTGCTGAAAACAAGGTTATTGCGCTTGGCACTCAATTAAAAAGCGATATAACAGGCTTTATTTATTGTGTTTCTGAAAGTGTGGAACTTGACGAAGACGAAAAGCGGGTTGAAGTTTATTGCACGGAAACTGGAATTGACGGAAACCTTGCGGACGGCGACATTCTTACTTTTGTAAATCCGATTGATTACGCAGAAAAGAATGCAGAAGTTGCAGAAACAACGATAACAGGCACAGATGACGAAACGGAAGAAAGTTACCGCCGCCGTGTTGTAAACCGCTACAGCATACAGCCACAGGGCGGAGCTTTGGCAGATTACAGAATCTGGGCTTACGATGTTGCGGGTGTTTTACAGACTTACCCATATAATGACGAAGATTCGCCGGGCGGCGTGATTATTTACGTTGCCGGAACCACAGACTTATTTCCGACCCGCGTTCCAGATTCCGCGCTTTTAATTGCGGTTGGCAAAGCGTGTACTTACGACCCGGACACTGGAGCTGCCAACAGAAAGCCGTTGACAGCAATTCTAGATCCGCAAGGAAACGAAACATATCCAAATGTAAGGCCTGTGCGAATTACTCGTTTCAATGTGTATATAACAGGTTTTACAGGAGCGACAAGCGAAGATTTTGGCGAATCACTGAAACCAGAACTGAAGGCTTATTTCAACAACAGAGAGCCGTACATCAGAGGTTTAAGCAACGATAACAACCGCACGGATTCTATTCTGCGCAACTCTCTTATCGCAACAGTAAACAACATTGCTTTAAGTATGAAAGCAACTTTTGACACTGTAACAATGAATACCAACGGCCCTGTGATAGCAGAATACACGCTTGGAAAAGGCGAACTTGCAGCATTAGGCGAACTTTACATTAACGGGGTGATTTATGAGGGCTAGTTTTTTTGATGCGATTAAAAATCTTCTTCCTAGCGGCCCTGCATGGAACATTACTCACAAAACCGATTTGCGGCGATTGTTTGAAGCCATTGCGGTTTTGCCGGAAGAACTGCGCACAGAGATTGAAAATGTTTACATGGACTATTTTGCGGATTCCACGCGCGAGCTGAAGAAGTGGGAAGATATTTTCACTGTAATTTTTACGAAAGCAGAATTAGAGCAGCGCAGGAAAGTTTTGTCTTTACTTTGGAGTATGAATCAGGGCGGACAAAGCAAAGATTTTTTACAATCGGTTTTACAAGGAATTTTCCCGGAAATCATTGTAGAAGAAAATATCCCGTGCGCAAATCCTAGACAGGCAAATATTGCTTATTTTTGTGTCTGCGACAATTCGGTTATGGTTTGCGACAATTCAAAAGCCTGCTGTGATTACCGCGAAGGCGATGAAACTTTTATTCCTACAATTTTGCGCAACGATACTGCAAGTCTGTATTCAATCCCGAATGATGCGGATTATTGGGCGTTCTTTTTTTATGTATGCAAAAGAGTTGTAAGAGATTCGCGCAATGAAATTCTTTATATCGAAAAGCTGCAAATTCCAATTCTTTATAAAAATTATATTGAATATCTGATTCTGCGCATTAAGCCTGTGCATACTGTTGCGGTAATGGCTGTGGAATGGATAGAGGAGCAAAACAATGATTAAGATTGACGACAATTACACAAACTTTAGGGATGATACAGATGAAAAATACCCGTATGGAAAAGCCATTCCTGCAAGTACGCCAAACAGCAAGGACGGTACACCCTGGCGCGTTATGCTGTTTAACGACTTGCACGGCGCGCGCCAGGCAATTTTTAAAAAGGCATTTGGCGGCACGGAACGCACGCCTTCCAACAAGCCGGACAACATCGAAGAATCTGATATTCTGGATGCTATTTTACAGCTTATTCAAAATGCCGTTTCTTCAAGGCTTTTCAGTCTGGAAATATCCGGTACAGACGCGCTTATCCCGTGGAACGACATAGGCATTGAATACGATGCGGAAAAAACTTATGCCGCGATTGTTACGCCAGCCGGAAATTATGAAGAGTTTTTGCAGTTTGGAACTGAATGCAAATCAGACGGCTTGCACATTTACCCCCGCCGTTTGATTAACGGAGAAATTGTTTCTGGAATCCTGCATAAAAAATGGGGAACAAGAAAATGGGGCGTTGGAAAATGGAATGACTATGATTCAATACGCGTAAACTTGCAGTTTACAGAAGTTAAATCGTAAAAAAACAATAAATTGCGGCTTACCGCAAAAGGAGTTTAAGCATGGTAGGAATACCGAAGTATTGCCAGACAAAGAAAGACTGGCAGAATGCCGTTGATTATGCGGTTTCGCATAACACGGGCAAAACAGAATTGTACAGCCGATTGCAGCATTTGCGCGATGACCACTACATGAATGTTTTGAAAGAAGAAAGCAAAGAAAAGCCTGTTGAAGAGCAGACCCCGGAAGATTACAAACCAGTAGATAATCCGGCGGCTGAAAAATACAGGCTTGGAATTACGGACGCAGAAATTGAAAAAATGATGGAGGCCCTTAAATGAGTTTGACGGTATACAAAGACCTTGTTGACGATTGTTCAGTTGCTTGCATTCCAGAAAGCGGAAATGTTAAATCTGTAAAGGCCGCTTTTTTGGAAAAGCAGAATCCTTTTGAATACGATGCAGACATTTTGAAGTTTGCTGAAGGTGTAGGAATTCCAATCTGGAACGGTGAAACATGGATTCAGACAATTAACCGTGAAGAATTCACTTTTTACCCTGCAAGTTTGCTTGATACAGGCAATGGACTTGAATTTGGTGTTGATTACTGGGTTTATATCTGCATGGACGGCGGAAGCCCGGAAATCGTTGTCTCCAAGAATGAAAGTTTCCCGGACGGTTCAACAGCTGCAACTTCCCGCAAAGTCGGACATTTTTATTATGGTTCTATTCGCAAAGTCTCAAATGATGGCTTGTGGATTCCGATTGATTCAGCCGGAAACAAATTTGGTTCAAGCGGCACAAAATGGCAGGATAACGTAACAGTCGGAATCGTGCCTAATTCCGTATGGGATTTAAAGCATAAGCCTAAAATTTCACATCCTGGACTTGTCGAAGTGAACGGCATTTGGATGGGTGCATTCCAGGCAAGCGCAGAAGAAGCCTTTTCCTTTATGGGCGGAACAAATGGCTTGCACATAAAGAGCGGAAAACTTGCCACAAAATACGGTGCAATCCCTGTTACTGGAAGCGAAGGAATGAACCAGTTTACATTTAACGAAATTGCGCATAAACAGGGCTTGCGTTTGCCGCGTTATGCGGAATGGCTTGCTGGAGCTTTTGGCAGCCCGCAGGGTGAAGACGGTTCAAATAATTATGGTTGGACTAAAACAACCAATACAGACAGAACTTATACAGGCGTAGGTGTAAACACATCAACAGGCAAGCGCGATACTGCAAACGGTGTAAAACCTTATGCAATAAGTGCTTACAATTTGCACGATTGCACCGGAAATGTTGCAGAATGGACTTCTGATTATTCAATCAGACAGGATTCTACATCTTGGAATTGGCAGAACGTTTTAGGTTCCGGCATGGGCCAGGCGTATTTGCCGGGTACAGGCGGTTTGTCTGCGCTGATTTGCGGTTTCAACTGGCGCCACGGCGTTCATTGTGGCCCTCGCACTGTGTACGCGAACTACTTCCCGTGGGGCGTCGACACGTACATCGGAGCGCGGCTTGCCTGTGACGCGGCATAGCCGCGTTCTGTTTCCTGTTTATCTGAATATCTGGTTTTCTTTGTGAGGTAACAAATGGATTTTTCGCAAGAGAAACACCCTGCCGGGAGTGTGTGGAATCTGTTGCTTTTTCAGAAATTCTACG